TGTGTACCTATAATGGGGAGGGATGCCAGCGAATCAAACCCTACCCCCGCGACCACGGTGATCTGATTGCATGCCGTCAAATCAAGCGGGCTTATCTGCGAGTAAATGCTATACTCGTCATAGTATACGCCTCCGGCCTCCCATCTTGGTGTGTCGTGCGGCGCACAGTATCCTGCCGTTAAATCAACGAAGTTCCCCGCACCGCTCAAATCGTAACCGTAATCACCCATGTGCTCATTAAACGGCGAGCAGACAATATCCGGCGCTAACCGGTGCATCCGATTCGGCAGGTGCCCTCGTATTGGTTTTTGCCACGTGACCACTACGTGTGACTCCACTTGCGGCCGGCGTACATGACCGTTTCGTTCGTGATACTGTATGAGCCATCCTCATTTGTGCGTTTGACCGCAATGTAAGGCACGCCCGCAACACTCACTGAAACCCGCACCGTCTGACCCGGGTCACATTCAACAGGCTGGGAAATTATTGGGACCGTGCTATCATTGCTACCCCCATCGGCCGAGGTGAAAATTTCGATAAGGTAATCACCGGTAGCCGATCCGTTGAACGTCACGGCGAATATCAAGAGAACTTCATCAAAACCCGCCGCGTCAAGATCCAGATCGTCAGTGTCTGAACTACTAGCATTAACCGTCTGCGCCGCTTGTAGTGTTTGATTCTCGGTCCACGCCGGCCGGCTCGTCGGCATCACGCACCCCCTTCACTGCAGTCAATCACCTCGCCCCGTAACCTGTCGGGCGGAATCATCCGATCCACTTCCAGTTTGACCGCCTGATATTTCTTGCGGGCCGCTTCCGCCCGGTCCTGCACCGTTCCCCGTCGATTAACCCGGATCGACCGGACTATTTCGATAAACTCGCCGTCGCGCAGCGCCCCCAATTCGTCTCCCGAGATAGACTCAACCATACTTTCTCGCGTCGCGTCGGCCGGATACCCGTCCGGCGCCGGAACCCAGAACGCCACTCGGACCATCGCCAGGCCCTTCGCGTCATACTTTGGGTCGTCCAGAATATGCGCTTTTTTCATGTCGCACCTCTGCAGATATACCGAACTACAGGTCGTCCTCCCTGACGACCCGCAGCTCAGCTACCGCCAAACGTCGCATCAATTCGCCAGTTGCGGACTTTCCGCAAACGTAAACCACTGCTGCCCCGTTTCGCCATCGAAGTCACCTCGCGTAAAACGCTTCGCCGGCGTCGGCGTCGAATTCACCGTCCGCTCAGTAACTGCCATCTCTCCCACCTGCTCATTGCCGTACTGATCCACCGCCACTACTGCTACTTTGACCCGGCCAAAATGGACCGGCCCCACCTCGACCCGCACATCCAGATCATCTTCCGCGTCCGGCTCCTCCGCCGGATCCAGGCCCGGGAACAACCGCACCGGGCGGCGGTTGATCGGTTCGCTTTCCACATCGCCGCCGGCATTGCCGGCGCTGTCAACGTTGGTGTACACGTTACAGCGGTCCGCCGCATCGTCGCACTCACACGCATCGAGACCCGCAACCAACGTCAGCATCGCAATCACACTCCTCGCTTCTGTGTGCGCAAATCGTCCAGCATCACATGCGTACTCTGATCGCCCGCCGAATTATGAATCAGCGTCTGTATAACTTCCGGCCGGCGCCCCCCCTTACCCTTAGTGGTCCTGAACGATACCCCTCTTGGCTCGATCCCCGAGCACAGATCACCCGGCAGCCAGTCATTACACGCGAACGGTATTATCACCGTGCCGCTAATCAATCGCGTCTGATACGTTTGCACGTATGCATTGGCCAGAGCACGGGCCTTTTCACTATCATCGCGCTCATCACACGACCAACCTGGTTCATTTTTTAGTCGGCTATTGGCCAACACTTCACAGCGCAGCTCGCCCTTAGCCGCGTCCATTTCAACCCGCCGCTGGTAGCCGCCCCAGCCTGCCGCCGCATCAGATTCCCCTTCCACCCGCTCGTCGGACTGGATCGAGCAGGTCAACGCCAACCGAAACGCCCCGCGCACGATCGCCTCCCATACGGATTGATCCTGCGTTTCGTCACCGTCTGCCGGTGATTTGTTGGTGATTTCCGCCAGGTTGAAATCCGCAAGGAATACGCCGATCTGGGCGGCATGTGGCTCATCGCACCCCACGAATGAATAGTTCCCGGGGTAAGGGTACCAATGCGCCCCGCCGTCCCACGAGCACTCCAGCCGCGGCAACTGACCCTTGCCTTCGTCCGGCTCAGAAATAAGACTCATCACCGCCCGGCGTCTTACCGACCACGGAACTTCTTCCTCGGTTTCCGGATCAACGGGTTTGTCGATCCCGCAAAGCTCGTGAAAATCATACGGCGTACCATAAGACGCCGAATTCCAGATCGTCGTTCCGCCGTTAGCCCGCCCGTAGGTCGCCCCGTTGTATTCGCCCGCCTCGTTCAATGCCCACCGCCGGCCCACGTGCGAATACTTGTAGTGATCGGGCCCCCGTCGGTCATAGCGGTTGTACATCGTCGCCGCATCGCCCTCGGCGTCGTTGGTCGTCGCCAGCTTGATGTCTGCGACCTTATCTTCCAGTGCTTCGCCCGACAGGCCGTCGCCGAACATCGCATCCGGCGCCCAGGCCGGGCGAAACACATCCGCCGGCGTAACCGCGCAACCCCTCCCCACCGTCACCTCGTACACTACCGGGTCGCCCCGCACCACGGCCCGCGTCACAACCTGGCCCGCGTCGAAGACTACCTCCCCCCGCTGCGCTTCGGCTTTGTCAACGTCTTTCTGTCGTGCCCCCGTCTTGGGTAACATCATCGAGCGTGGTTCCACTTGCGTATGTTCCGCCGCGGTTTCGATTTCTCTTTCCGAGGTAGGCCCGCCACAGGCGGCAAACGCCCCCCCCTCACCGCGCAGCCAGAACACCAGCTTCGTCGCCGGCTGGCCCCCGTTGTTAAGCGTCACCTGCATCATTCGCGCCCCCGCCGCCTTACACCATGGCAACAACCCCTTAGCTACCACCGGCCCGCGGACCGCCAGCTCCGGACACTTTGTGGCGATAACCTGTTGCCAGGTCACATTATTGGGGTCACTCAATAGTTGCGGCTCACGATTCAGGATCACCTCGGCTTCAACCCGGGCCGCTCCATTGGCATCTGCAATCCCCACTTGTTCGGCCGCCGGATTGAAATGAAACACCAGCAGATAGGCCAGCACGTCCGCCAGCCGCCAGTATTTCGCCTCCGGGTTCCCATCCCACGTGAAGGCGGGCACGTTTTCATAATCTTGCGTACCAACGGTTACCGCTTGCAATTCCGGATGGCGGTTGGGCTTGCCCTTGAAGTTGAACGCGCACGGCGAACTCGGCACGCAACGCACTACGTCGTTGCCCCCTTGCGCAAACGCCATCATCCGACCGTTGACGATCGCATCGCGCTGGGCGTCTACCCGCTCCAACAGTGACGTAGCCAGTATCTCCGGCCGTTCCTCGGTTTCCGTGAATTGCAGATGCGGGGCGGGCATGAACCCATCAAACAGAAACGATCGACTGGCCGCCCCGTCGCCGGTGGCGGAATTCATCCGCTCCGCATAAATCACGATCCGCTGGGCCGGATCGACCAGCTCGGGTATATCACTCATTTCCAATTCGGGCATGATTTCATCGCCGGCCACACTTTCACCCGCCGGATTGACCACCAGTCGGGCCCGCCCAAACTCCCGGTTGACCCCCAACTGGACCGACTCCACGCCGATCCGGTAGCCCAGGTCTTTTTCCGACCAGTCAAAATCCCACTCCGGCACCGGGTCCGAAGACGACGCCAGTGCCACCCGCAAGTCGCGGGCCACATGCATCACCGGATCGTCAGGATAGCTCAACGCCAAAGTCATAATCACCAGCTCTGAAATCCAAAACTCAATTCATCTTGTTAATCTTGTTAATCCTGTCCATTCAAAAAGCCTTGGAAAATCGACATGATTTACAAGATTGACAGGATTCTGAAATCTTAAATCCATTTCATCCTGTCCATTTCTCACTCCTGCCCCGACCAATTCAGCACGTCGAACAGTAGCAGGTACTCCTGACCGAACGACCACGTCTGCATGCACGGCAAGACTTCACCTACCGGCATCCATTCAGACAATTTAACCTGATCGTAAGATCGCCCGTGAAACGTCATCGTCCAGGCCAGAAAGGCTAGTTTTTCGTTCCACGCCCGTTCCAATGCGATCTGGGCCGCACACGTCTTGAAAAAACTGAGGATCCTCCACCCCACCTGCCTCGGCCCCAGCCCCAGGCCCTTGACCCAGGCCCCGTCCGCGCCGGAAAACATGATGACCTGTTTGCGTTGCCGGGCCGCCCCGGGATAAACTCCCCGACAGATACTCATAAACGCATCGGAGGCGGTATTGGCGAACCCGAAATCAATGCCTGCAAACGTAGGAGCATCAAACGCCATATGTTATACACTCAGCTAAAAAACCCCTGGTCCGGCGCGCCGCGGCCCGGCTCGGTCAGATCCCCACGATCACCTAAATAAAACTGATCGCCATAATGGTGATAATGATATGTCACCGGCGTACCCGCTTGCGCCACCGGCCCCGCTTCCGGTACCGGCGCCGATGGAATGCCTGGCGATCCAGGTCCCGCCCCTCGCGGGGCAGCCGGTAACACCGCTGGCTGCCCAGTCACTGGCGATCCAGTCTCGGGTACCAGCCCCCCGGGTCCGCCTTGCCGGTTCAACAGCTCATCGAGTTCGGCGATATGTCTCCGCTTCTCTTTAATCAGCTTCGCCCGCTGGTCGGCCCGGCCATAGCTCTCCTTGATGTCCTCGATCTGAAGCGTCAGCATTTTCCTCAGTTGCCTTAGCTCCCCAACATCCAACTGTTGTTTCTTGAGGAGGGGCGCTGGACGATTGTACCCGATTTCTTTGAGTCGCTGGCTTAGAACCCGACTCCAGTCTCCCCCCCCGTATAGCTTTTCTTTTGACACGAGCCCAAGCTGTTGCAGTTGCACCAGTGCCTCGCGATCATACGCATCCTGCCCCGTCCATTCCGGTTTGAGGATGTCCATCAGCCACGGCGCTGTATGGGCCGCCTCGGACCTTTTCTTGAGATCGTCTGCTAACTTGGTCAGTTGAGCCTGCCAGAATTGTGGCGGGTTTTCTACGATATGTTTTGCTTGATCGTATGCGATCTTGTTTTCCGTCCGCTGAGCCTCCGCGACAACAGTTTCTTGGTATGCTGCTTGTTCTGCCTCTAAATTCTTCAAAGAGAAGGTTTCCATTCTCTGAAGAGCAGCTCGCTTCCCTTCAATCGCGGCCGGAGAAAAGAATCGTATCATTTGCGATCGCTGTCTGGGAGCAAATAGCTTTAATAGCTCTTCTACGCCACGCTGACCTTTCTCTTTTCGTGCCCTTATCACAGCTTGCTCAAACGCATCAACACGCTCGATAGGTCTCAAGTCAAGAACATCATCAAGACTACGTAAGCCAAGTTGCTTACGTATGATCTTATGTGCTTCCGGCTCGCCTTTTACGATCCTCGTAACTTGTGCAGCTAATTGCGACCCGAGTTCCATACTCCCAGCAGCTTGCGTGCGCCCTTGCGCACTCAATCCTGCAACTTCTTTGAGGGTTGCACCAAGCGACAAAAGCTCTCCACCACCCTTAACTATGGATTTAGCAAACAGGCCAGGCCCTTTCTCCGCAGAGCCAAGCATGCTACCTTGTATCACCCGCAACGCCTCTTTTACCTCAGCTGTCGCCTTAACCTGTAAATTCATCATAAGTTCAACAAGGGCAGCAGCCTCATCTTTTTCTATCGCCCCCTTGCCAAGCGACTTAATCAGTTCATCGGCAATAAGCAGTTTCGTAGCATCTTCTTTGGCCTGAATCTGACTTAGTGAGGAATGACGTGTCTCGCGTGCAATAGCGATAGGAATCCCGCCCTTTTGGGCCGCCACATAATCATCCGTAGCTGCCTGAAACAAGCCGGCCGTACCCTTTAGACCTCGCTGCTCAGCAATTGCCCTTGATTCCGAAAGCAATTGAATACCAGCGTCGGAAACGGTAATCTGCGCATTTCGAACGCGCTCAGCGTGATCCGCCCAGCTCCTCCACAAACCGACCACCGTCGAGAGCCCTGCAAACCCTGCAATCAGGCCCTTCGCCGACTTCGCCGCTCCGTCGAGGGCTTTGTCAACACCAGTCCCCTGGTCAGCGGTTTCTTTGAGGTGCTTTTTGGACCGCTGCGCCGCCCGACCGACTTTCTTGGCCGCCAGCTCCGCCTTCTTCTCCGCGTCCGTCAGGCGCAGAAACGCCCGCACCGCCCCCGCGTCTTTGCCCTCTAATCGAAATATCACCGGCGAGGCCATGAAATCTTCCCACTCATCTCATCTTGTTAATCTTGTTAATCCTGTCTATTCAAAAACCAAAGAAGCACGGACATGATTTACAAGATGAACAAGATTCTGAAATCTCAAATTTGCAATCTTAAATCCGTTCCATCCTGTTAATCATGTCCATTCAAAAAAACGATCCACGACCCTGTTTACGAAACCGAATCGTAGACCACGCCGATCTTCAACGCCGCCGCACTGGCACTATCGCCGCAACTGGCCTGCACCTTACCCACCGGATTGCCCGTCAGCGGATTGGCCACCCCCTGATCCGCCGCCCAGCTCCATCCCTCGCCCGCGGGAATTTCCTGGGCCATGATCTCCGTGCCGTCGGACTCCTGAAACTCGACGTGGGCCCGCTTGTTCGAGCCCACGCCAATCAGCTCGACCAGGTCGCCGTCGAAGTCAACATCGATCTCCACCCGGGCCGTTACCACAATCGCGCTATCCTGCGTCGGCAAATTGTCACCCGAGCCCAGGTCGATACTGACCGCAGTCCCGTCCACACTAGTCACATCCATGCCGTAGCGCACGCCGCCGGCCCAGTAGACGTCCACATAATCACTGTCGGCGATACCGTGACCTTCCGATAGCGTCGCCACCCCCGTGTCATCGTCCGTCCGCGTCGTCAGCGTTCCCGCCTTACCCGCCGGCAGCGACACCTCCTGGCCGATCACCCCTTCGGCCGATCGCTCAACGCTCGATGTGATCGTCAGCCCCGCCACCTGTAGCGTGCTGCTCAACGTTCCCGTCGCGCTTAGAAACAAACCCGCCACCAACAACAACGCCATAATCACCAGTATTTCCGCCATCGATTCACCCTTTCGTTAGTTCCGGCTTTTCCTTTTCTTTATTTCATCTTGTCAATCTTGTTAATCCTGTCCATTCAAAAAGGCCCGTAAAAATCGACATGATTAACAAGATGAACAAGATACTGAACCCACCGTTTCTATTCCTGACTTTCCCCTTTAGTCTTACCACGTCTTTCTCTCATTCTCTTTCCACGCCCGATCGGTCAACAATTGTCGCTGGGCCCACGTCGGCCGAAATTTCGGGGCCAGCCCCCGCTCCCACATCACAAACCGCTGCCAGCCAATATGCCGGCAGGGTCGTTTTTTTTTGATGCCTCTTCCATCGCCGCCAGCATCTCTCCCAACTGTGGAAATCCCATAAACACGTTGAACAATCGCACCACGGTCCCGCCTTCAGTCGTGGTCAATAGACCCAACACGTGCGCCTCGACCGGGCCGACTCGATAATTGACGGCCAGGATATTCACCGCCATCGACACCGCGTCAGATTCGTCAAACTCAACTGTTTCCTTTTCCCGTATGGCGTCCAAGCGTTCGGCGATCTCGCACAGCTTCGCATACTTATCCAGTGGTTTCTTGGCCCACGTACCGTCCGCCTGCAGGATCATCCGCTGTTCAAACGCCGATTCCCCGGTCGGCCACAGCCTGGCCGTAGGCACGTGCCATAACTGGCCGTCACCCATTTTTACGTTTCGCCCTTCCAGTATTTCGCGCCGCTGCAGATCCACCGGGCGCGGTGGTCGGCTGTTGTCCCAGCCGACCCAGAAACCCTTGCCCGGCGCTTCATGCCACTCTTGCGTGTCCGGCACATACGCCCCGAACGGCGCTTCAGCGCCATGCGCCTCCACTCCCGCCGCCAGCACACAGCCCGGCTTACCACTCGGCCCATGAGTAATGGGGTTTGGTGAAAAGCCCGACACAAACGCATAACTCAACCCCAGCCGCTCGATCGTCGCTTCGATTTCGGCCGACTCGGTCATGCCTTCAACAAAATACAACGGCCCCATAATTCAACCCTTACCTTCGCCTTGCCCATCTTGTTAATCTTGTTAATCCTGTCTAATTAAAAAGACTCGGGAAATCGACATGATTTACAAGATGAACAAGATTCTGAACACTTCGTGGTTCACCTCACTCCGGCAAACTCGTCGCCGTATTGACCGTCATGATCGCATTTTCGCCGACCTTTTTCGGCGTGATCACCACTTCCGCCATTTGCGGCGTACCGCTGACGGTCGTCCACTCCGCGTGCCCCTGTGCCGCGATGGCGATCGCCGTCGTCGGGTCCCGGCCACTGGCCAACGTCGGGTCGAGCTTCTGCAGATATGCCGCCGTATTGGCCCCCGCCACGATGCCGTTCGGCCCCAGTGTGTTCAGGAGTGTCACTTCAGTTGTCGTGTACGTAATCACCGGGTCCATATCGAGCAGAAACACATTGCGGCTCCACGCCTCGCCCGCGCTGGCCGGCCGGCGGAGATTGATGTTCCACTCCACCCGCAGCGACTGCTCCCCGCCGACTTTCGTCCCATTGATCATCAGCGGCCCCACCGTATACGCCTGGCCCACGCTCGGTGTGCCACTCAGCGCGGCCAACGCCGTCACTATCGGATTATTCGTGCCGTCCCAGGCCGGCACACAATGGGCGATCATTCGCGCCCCGCCCTGTTCGTCCTGTTGGGCGTTGAGTGAGATAGGAATGACCGCTCCCGCCGCGACGCTCATCGATAAATGGTCTGAACCGCTCGACCGGCCCAGCTCCGACAACTTCTGACAAAAGAACACGCACGGACTACCCGTAATGGTTGAGCCCAAAACCCCAATCGCATCCAGCAACTGCTTGATACTGGTAGTGCCGAACAGGATCAGGGGCTGGGCCGACATCGGCGCGATATAGTTTGGATAAGGCGAACCGTCCCCCTTGATGATCAGCTTGGCCAGGTTCGACTGCAGCGCCTGATCGTCGGTCGCCCCACTGATAAGAGTATCGCACAACTTCGCCGCGTACACCGTATATTCATTCATCACTCAGCCCTCAGTTATCGCTTCTGATTTTCCTTCTTACGTTTTCACGCGGATCACCTTTTTCGGCATCCGGTTCATTTCGGACGTCACAAAACGCTGCACCTGTCGGCCCATGTTTCGCACCTCCCGCTGGGTCGTCGCCAGCAGCTCAGCGGTATGGTGCGGGTGCCAGTTCCAATGGCGCGGCACATTCAGCCGCACCGTGGCCCCCGAGGAATTCCCCTTAATGTCCTCAATCTGCTTGATCTTTCGCCTTGACTCACCCGTCCACACCAGCGGATCATCCGTATGGCGCCGCCGGCGTTTTTTGCGCATATAGCCCGGGGTTCTTGGTTCGTACCCGTATTCTTGACCTCCTTCAGCCGTGAAGTGCCGCGGCATCCGCTCGCGAAACCACCACTGTGCAGTATGAATATACGCCTGCTTGAGCGCGGACTTGTAGCGCCGGATATACCGGTTCGTTCCCGTCGTCGGTGCCGACACGCCCAAACTCGTAATCACCTGCTGCGCCATACGTCAGCTCATCCCGCCTGTTCAAAAAGGCTCGGAAAATCGACATGATGAACAGGATTTACAGGATTCTGAAATCTTAAATTCACAATCTTAAATCCGATTCATCTTGTTAATCTTGTCAATCCTGTCTATTCACTCCACCCGGATCACCATCACGCCATTGAAGTAGTCGCCGTCACCGGCGTCCTCCTCCCAGATACTCCGCTTGATTGAGTCCTGACTTACCTCAATGTCCCCAACGCGAAGGGCCGCGAACGTCGCCGCCTTTTCCAGCATGTCGTCCCGCACCTGCCCTAGTTTATTTACGAATGCCAGATAAGCGTCAGAAAAACTATCCTTATGCTCTGCCGCCACATCCGCCTCGACTAGCACGCCGATACCTGCGCTATGACAAAACGTCGTGATCGCCTCGCGCGTCGCCTTCCACTCCGCCCCCAACAGACAGGCAAACGGTCGCGTCGCCTCATCGGTCGGAACGCCGGGTAAATAAACCCGCGTTTTCGCTTCCTCCGCATTCGCGCTGCCCGTCCAGCTCTGGAACGTCGCGCTGGCCGCAATCAACTCCTGCGCTCCAGCTAACGACAAACTCATCGTTCCTTCAGCCGAAACCACCACGGCGTCACCCCGTGTATGTCACCACCGCTCAATCCGCTCGCCGGCCTTAAGTTTGGCCGCCACCCGTCGCAGTTGGATCGACCACGTTCCCGCCCGGCCGGTAAAATCGGTTACTGCAAACTTGACTCCGGCGACGGTAACCGTGTCTCCCAGCGCCGGGCTTGCCACCCCGTCGTCATCATTCGCCGCCACGTTGCTCAGCAGGCCGTACTGCACTTCAACCCGGCCGTCGGTTTGCTCTTCCTGGCGGGTACCATGATCCACCCATGTTCCGGCGATGGATTTCAGCACCCCCGTCGCGGTCGGCGTATAACCCACCGTCTGACTACCTACGGCCCGCAGGCAGTCACCCACCGCCCCCAGACTGTCACCCAGAACACTCATCGCGGTCGCCCCGGCTACGGACCTGGTCGAACCTACTGCAGCGGAGCGAACAAACCCCGGACTTTCAGCTTGCCCGCCGGTGTGCCCGCCGTAGCTTGCGTTACCTTGCCATACGCGCCCTTGCCGGCCGGAATCTTCTTGATCACGTCGCCCGTGGACGCCGCGTACAACGACGCCGCGCCGATGATCACGTCACCAATCGCATCCGGCGTGGTATCTGTGGTCGTCAACGTGTCGATCGCGTTGTCGTCCGAGTCGTACAGCGTGATGATCAACTGATCCTCGCTTGACCCGGCCGGGGCCTCGGTGACCTCGGCCAGTAAGCTCACCAGCAGCAGGCCCTCGGGGTTGTCCTCGGCGTCGATCAGATAAAATTCGTCCGTATCTGCGTGATCGATTTCGGCGACGCGCGAGCTGAACACCCCGCGCGGCGCGCCCGCGCCTTGGGCGGCGTTCAAGTCGACCCGCACCACCAGCGGCCCGCTGGTTTTGGCGGCCACCGCCGAACCCACGCGGAAGTCGTCCGCCGCCGCCGCGTCCGCTCCGATCGCCAAGTCGGCCGACGCATCCCAGTAGATGTCGTCGCCGGCGCTGAACGTCGTTCCCGTCGCCGCGGCGAAATCAAAAATGCCCGCGGTATAGACCGCGCCCTTTTCGCTCGCCGCCAGGTCCGTCTTGACCACTCCCGCCCGGCCGTCATCCAGTTCGATCACCTCTCCCGCCGACTTGGCCCCCCCGGGCGTGTAATCCTGCTGGCCGGCGTTTTGTCGAAAAATTGCCTCACTCATAATTCAGATCTCCGTGTTTTGTGCCGTCTCTCAAATCTTAAATCCACAATCTCAAATCAGTTCATCTTGTTAATCCTGTCCATTCAAAAAACCCGGAATCTCGACATGATTTACAAGATTCAGAAATCTCAAATCGCAACTTTTTATGACTACGCGCCCTTGGCCCGCACCATTCCGCGCCAGTTGATCGCCGCCACGCCGATGTCGTGGTAGAACCACCAGCCGATTCCCAAAACATCTACGGGGTCTTTGCGCTCCAGCACCGGTGTGCGATTGCCGCGCAGGTAGACCGCCACCACCGTCGGCCACAATCGCGGATCGGCCCCCAGGTACCAGGCCGTCGTTCCGTTCGTCGCCCCCGACAGCTCCGGCGCGACGATCACCGTCAACGTGCCTTGATGCACGTTGCGCGTGGGCATGATCTTTTCCGCGTCCGTCGTCCCTGCCTTGGCGATCATCAGCTCGTTGGATTGCACGTACCCCAACGCGCTGTGCTCCAATTCGGGCGGCACGATCAGGAATTTGGGAACGATATTCAGCACATTCCCGCCTTCGTCCTCGATCTTGCGAAGCAGCTTCTTGGCCGTTGCCAGGCCGGCGTCACTCAGATCACTGGCCGGCGTACCGGTGAAGTAGTTGGCCGTGACGTGCGTGGTCGAAAACAACTTCTTGGTGTCTTCGAGCATATCCGGGCCCACGCCGCTGTTACTGACCAGCAAGGCGTAACCCTTGCTGTCGATGTCGCGTTTGGACGTCCGGGCCAGCTTGGTCGGGATCTCCAAAAACGCCCCCAAGTCATCGTTGATCCACATCTTGCGGGTCAGCGCGAACCGGATGCCGTGCGTTTTGGCCTGGTACTGCTCTTTCGATTCAGCTAACGTGGCGTGGTCCAGCTCGCCCGCGTTGCCGACCTCGGTCAGGCCGGAAAACTCGCCCAGCCGGATTTCGTTGTGAATCTTGAAGTTCTCGACCTCCTTGCTTCCCGCCCATTGCAGGAACGTGGAGGGATACTCGTCATACGCCGCCCGCATCGTCCGATGCGCGCTGGTGCCCAGAATCTCGGCGAAACTTCCCGTACTGATCGCCCGCTGGAACAGGCTATCGCGACCGTGCGGGACTTCACCCCCCGCCTGGCGCAGCGTGACCCGGGCCAAATCATGCAGGCCAATGCCCCGGAACGACTCGGCGTTGCGCTGAGCCTCCGAACCCTCGACCGCGACGCCTCGCGACATACAGATGGCATCTTCGAGAGCCGCCCGCAGGTTCTCGCCCCGCTCCGGGCCCACTGTCACCGCCGGTGCCCGCTGGCTGCGCACGTTTTCCAGGAACACCCCCGCCGCCCGATCCGGCGTCAAACCGTCGTCGATCGCCCGTTGCAGCACGTCCGCCGCCACGTCGTCGCCGGCCATCTCGCGCAACTGCGCCTGGCGCTCGCGCTCGAGCCGGGCCCCCTCCTCCCGGGCCGTATCGGTATCCACTGCCGGCGGGTTCGCCGCGGCCCGCGGCTCGCTTCGCTGGCTGGTGGTGACCGGCGGCGCTTGGGTAGTCACCTGCCCCTGACTTCGTTCGGTATCGTACCGCCTCTGCAGCTCCGCCCGCCGCTGATCGTCCAGCGTTGCCGGATCGATTCCCTGTTTTCTCAACCACGCTTCAAAGTCCATGTTTACAGTCTCCTTATCTTTTTGGTCCGCCGATCCCTGGCGCACGCCTTCCCGAATCTTCGCGTTGGCATCCGCGCCGATCGGCACCAGTGACAATTCCTTGACCGCCCATCGATACGTCACCCGCAACGGCCCATTTTTGGCCGTAAATTTCCGCCCTTGAACCGCCTTCGTCTCACCCGGCTTGAGGTCCACCCATTCAATCGCCCGGTATCCGATCGATACATCCGTTACATGGCCGTCGCGAACCTTTTTCCAGGATCGCTCCGTTTCCTCGTCATCCGAAAAAAACAGCCGGCCAATCATCTGGTCGCCCGCCGTTCGTATCTCACGTACCGAGCCCATTACTTCGTCAATCGACCAGCGATTATGCACGTGCAGTAGCGGCACCTGTTCGGGATACTCCGCCCCCTTCATTAGTAAAATCTCTTCGATCACCCGCCAGGTCGCCCAATCCAGAACCAGCGCCGGCGCTTCGGTCGTCATCACCGCTTCAACCGTCCGGTTTTTTACATCAAGCGTTTCACTTCGCAGAAGCAACGAGCGTGAGGTCAGTTCCCGCCGCTGCAATTCCGCCATCGGCCCCAGTGAATCCGCCGACTGTCGCATCATGAACACGCCTTCCGGTTTGTCATCCTGTCGAATCATGGTTTCCCTCACATTGCCACAACCGTCACGTGCGCGGCACGGTACGCCGAACCCGTATCTGATTCAGTTTCGTCACTCCGGCCCTTACTGGTTTTTTCTGCCCCGTTTTCCGGAAGTGCCAGCTCTTTGCGAAGCTGGGCTTCTTTGGCCCGCTGTTTCAGTACGTCTTCCCAGTTCACGTTCTTTCGCGCGCATTCGACTTGCAGTGTTGTCGTTTCGTTCTTTAGCCGCTCGGTAACCGCCTTTTCTTCCTTTTGCGGGTCCACGTCCGGCAGCCGCGGCCAGGTCCACACCTGACGCACCCGCTCGGGCCGCTTCGGTATCGCCCTCGCCAGCTCCGCCTCCCGGGCCACCGCGCGCACGTTGCGGGCCAGCTTCACGTTCACCAGCCAGTTCTGCAGCTTGCAAAGCGCCCGTGTATAGACCCGGCTATCGAACCGGGCCGATGAAAAATTGTGGTTGCGACTATCCAGCTGTACCATCATCAGCGGCATGCCCACCGGCCGGCCCAACTCACGCAAACGCTCCGCGCGAAAATCGCGGTACGTATTGGCCGGCTGCTGGGGTGTCAGTTGCTGAGCTTCGTACAAAGGCGGCAACGTAGTCATCATCCGGCGTTCAATTTCGACCGTCTCGCTCACCTCGTGGTAGTCGGCATCCGGATTCTTGGTGTACAGCAGCACCGCCATATCCGCCGCCGCCCGGGCCGCGTCCATCACCTGCACGTCATAATCCCGCAGATCCGCAATCGCCTGCAGGCTCGACGCCAGCCAGGGCACACCCCGCGCCTGGTCCGGCTCGCGCACCTTAAACCCATGGATGATGTCCCCCGCCCGTATCGGCTGCGGGGCGAGGTTCAAGCTCCGTAGCGACTCCCCTTCCAGCGCGGTCTCAATGTAGTATTCCAGCGGCTTACCAAAACGGTCTCGCTTGATACCCAACGTGATCGACTCGTCGCCCATCTTGGCGATCGGCGTATAGCACCGCCGGCCATGGATCGATCGCAAGCGAAGCTTGACCGGTCCCTCGGCGTCAGCGTCAGTCACTTCCTGTTCGAAAAACTCGCCGGTCTGCCACATCATCTCTACATCAAGCGTCAGCATGTCCACGCCCGACAAAACACCAGCCCTGTCCGGCCGGGCCCACCATTGGCTCCAGACGTGCTCGAGGGCATCGTTGTACTTGTCGTTGTCGCTTTCGACTTGCAGGACCGGCCCCGATTCGCCCACCACGTCGCCCGCGTGTGTATTGATCACGCCTTCGACGTTGGCGTTATTGATCGCCTCATAACTGGCCCGGGCCCGGACAATGGGTAGATATGCAGCCAGGATGGTATTGATCGGCGTGTCCTTGTCCGCCAGCGCCCAGTGTCTGCTGTTCAGCCGATCGGTCTCGCCCGCCTCGAGCGCCGACCGCTGCCGTTGCGTGCGCCGCCGGCCCATCGGCTCATTACCCGCCGGCCTATCGCCGGTCGGCGGTCTACCCGCCAGCCACCGACCGAGTTTTCGCCGCCATCCGGCCATCCTTGACCTCGCCGCTAGACATACTCAACCTTCGTTCGTCGGATTCCGCCCACGTTGGCGATACTCTGGCGCGTCCTCGCCCGCCGGATCGTGACTAGCAGCTTGTCCACCGTATCCCGCCACGCCACCTGGCCCTCGCCCAGCTCGCCGTCGGGGATCCCCGCCAGCGCGGCCTGGGCCTGCATGGCCTGCGTCTCCGCCGTGACATAGTCTTCATTGCCCAACGCCACCCGGGCCGCCTCAAGATGTGTCTGGAATTGCGTAACCGTGATTGCCATGGTTGCAGTATGATTCCCGCCCGGCGCCGCCCTCAACGGCGCTATGGGGGTCAAGATTACAGATTCTGTAACTTTTTGGAGTTTTTTTTGGGGGGCCCGGCTAGGAACTGACTTTTTTCTGAAATTTCTGAAATCTGAACTCTGAAATCCACCCATCCCCCATCCTGCCAATCTTGTAAATCCTGTCTTCAATTCCGTATTTTTGCAAAATCGACAGGATTTACAAGATTGACAAGATTGCAAAAAAGTGTTATAAGCTCTTGTGCTAACTAGACTTACGCCCCTCCTAATTTTTTTGGAAATGTAGTTGACCCGGGGGCGATTACAGTGTATACTATAGTAGAGCCACACCGGCTCACGCCCCCGACCGGCGGGAAGGTCGGAGCCGAAAAAAGGAGAAACGAAATGGCCGGTTACGATTATGACTCCTGGAAGTCAAATAATGCGATTGAGGCCGAGGTCAAGGGGTTGATGACCGCTGGCCGACTCGCCAAACGACTCGGCGTCAGCACCCGCGCCGTAGAGGAGGTGGCCTACCCCTATGAGCGCCACCATGTGAGCGGGGCGTATAATTTGGTGGGTTATTACGACCCCACAGCCATCACTGACGCCCAGCTCTCGCGCATGAGAGCCGCCGATGAAGCCTTCCACCCCTACTCGCTCCGGTCCGCCACCGTAAAATGGCTGGAGTGGCCGCGCATGAAGATTGGTCGCTATTCGCGACGGGGGCGACCGCTTCGACCCACCGAGCATGAGGTTGCGGGCTGCCGGGTGACATATCAGTCGCTGGCCACAATTGCGATCTACCTGCCCGACGGCCGGGCGATGACCAAGCGGAGCGCGGCAAAGGGACTGGAGGTGGTCGATGAGGCCGCCTGACGAATGGATCATCGGCGAGGGCTTGGAGGCCCCAGGCCGATTTTACGTCATCCACGCTGCCCAGCCTATGTTTATGGTGGAGGTGTGCGACGACTACCAAGCCCCAGCCAGCGGCTTGACTTGGTCTCTGGCCGACAATCAAGTGGCCTGTAACGCCATCTTTTTCGACGCCCGGCCGGCCCGCGATGAACTCGATCAGCTCATCTTGTCCGTCGGGGCGATCCTGGCTGATTATGACGAGCGAGTCCAGCGGCGCATTCGGCGCGATCAAATTGACCTAGACAGTGAGTTGTGACACGCACCTGGAGAAAAATATAATGGCCCACAACCAACAGTGGTTTAGCGAGCCTACTATACATGCCTGCTTTCGCGAGGCGGTTAAGGCGACAGCGGGTCAGCATGGCGACGTTGCCCAAACTTGGATTGACTCGCTCGAAAAACGGCTGGTAGGGACATTGGCCGCGCGCTTGCGGCTGGAAGGCGCCACCGAAACGCTGCCGCCAAAAAGTGATTTGCGGTGGCAACTGAAATTAGATGCCGCCGAAGCTCGGGGCAGGGAAATGCGGGCGGCTACGAAAGCGAGGAAATACGATGACGGCATATGACGTGATACGGGGCTGTGAGATGATTAAAGGCGCGCCCCATAAAGATCTCATTTATCGGCAAGCCCGTGTTCGACGATGGCTTCGTAGCGCCGCTACAGCGGGTGTACGGACTGCAGGTGTGTTCCCGCAACTCGATGCAGCCGAAGCACACCTTGATCGCGTAATACAAGAGGCCAAAGAAAGGGAGAATTTCTCGACATGATTGACAAGATTAAACAGCCTTTGCCGTTCTGCCCATCTTGTAAATCTTGTTAATCATGTCCATTCAAAAAAAGTGAATCATGGCCAAAAGCAAACCCAAAAATCATGGTAAGCCCTGGAGATCCAAGCGCGAGATCAAACTACTCGGCACCGCACCCGACCACGTGGTCGCCAAAAAACTCGGCCGCACCTATCGAGCGGTACAAGCCGAGCGAAAATCTCGCGCCATTCCGGCCTACTATCCCGAAGCAAACTACACCGCGCGAGATGACAGGTGGGCCATGCGTAACGATCTAACGTTGCGTCAGATCGCCAAAAAGATCGGCCGATCCCGCGAATCAGTCAAGTGCCGCCGCCGCCGTCTCCGCGCCCAAAAACAATAATTACCCCTCCCGACTCTTAAACCGATGCCCGCACGCCGGGTTGCGGCACTTGTGATGGCGGACCGGGCGGCGAGTTGTGGTGACACACGTGTCCGCGCTGCCACATTTCGGGCACCGGACGACGTGATAGACTACGGGGTCGGGTTCGTTGTCCGCCCGGCGCCGGGCTTGCGTTTCGTCCTTGGCCTGGTCGGCGACCGTAAACACCCGCCCGCAGTACCGGCACTGCCTCCGCTGGGCCAGCTTGCCCCATCGCCTCGCCCGGCTGAGCACGATAGTATGCTCACACCCACACGTTGGACACACCGGTCCCGTTACCCGCCGCAAACCAAACAAACCAAAGCCCTCTTTATCTTGTTAATCCCGTCTATTCAAAAACCGAAGTAGACATGATTTACATGATTAACAAGATTCTGAAATCTCAAATCTGTAATCTCAAATTCTTAATCTGAAATCCGCATTCATCCTCGATTCCGTTTTTCTTTTTGCCGCTTGAACCAGTCCGTCACCACCGCGGACCGGTCGCCACTCTCGTCATCTTCGCCGCCGACCAGGCCCGTCGACCATTTCGCCTTCACCTCACAGCAGATCGCCCCGGCGATCTGTTCGGCCGCGCAGTCCAGCAGATGGTTCTCACCCGACACCTTCACCCATTTACCCTTGCCGTCGTCCCACTCCTCCGCGCACATCTGTTTGGCGAACCACTCCCGTGGCTGGGCCGGCATATCCGGAGGAAGGTTCAGCGCTCCCGGCTCGCCCGGCGGGATCGCGAACAGATTCCGCAGATACAACTTGGCCCGATTAGTATTGATCTCCCAATATCGGCGCCGCGTTTTCTTTTCGATCGTCCCCTTATTGATCCCCGGCCACACCGGCACTCGGGACCGGGCCAGCGCCTGGCTCCCTTCGGCCGGAAGCCATTTACCCTTCCATATACCGCCGTTAAATCGCTTACAGGCCAGTTGCACTTCCTCTCGCTCGAACCCGCAATCTATCAGGCACCGCGCCGCCTTCACCGTTGCTACCAGCACGCCGTCTTTTTGGATTACCGACCAGCCATTGCTTTCCTTGACCCACAACTTTTCCAAAGCCATCGAGATCCCTACCCGCCACGCCCGCTTGCGTTCACGTTTATTGGGAAACTCTTTCGGATCGATCCGCTTGCCAATCCGCCCGCACTCGATCAGCCAGGCCGTCGCCGTCGCCAGATGCCACGCCCACACCAGATACCACACGTACCCCGCCTGCACGTCGGAGGTGACGATCACCACGCCTTCACCTTCATGCACCCCGGCGTCGACGGGTATCGACTTCCAATGATGACCCGTCAGCGCCCGGGCCTTAACGTCATCAGGGCTCAAAGCATCTTCATCAAGTTTCGGTTCTTCATACGGCACCACGCGGAAGTTCTGCTGATGATCCTGCATCTTGTCGGGGTCGCCCCGCCGCTCGATCAGTTCCACCGCATGCTGACCCCACGTCCGCCCCCACGGCCAATACAGGGCGTTGCACCAAAAACCCGCCACGTTCGTATTGCGCGGCGTTTGCGGATATATGTCCGCCTCTTGCGGGTCCACCGTAACGCCGCCGGCGTCCGGTTCGGTCACCCACTTATCACTCTCGGGCATCGACACCCACGCATGGCGCTCGAGCATCTCCGGCAGTTCGTCAAACTCGATTGCATGATCACACCTGGGGTTAGCGCACGTCAGTGTCGTTTCGGAGATCGCCGCTTCCGGATCCTGATCGTCAAACCGCAGCCGGTCGAACTCCAGCAACTGATACGTCTCGCATGCCAGACAGGGCACAAACGGGCAGAAAAACGCCGACCGCCGCAACGTTCGCCACAGCCAATCCAGCACCGTTCCCGCGGTGCCGATACAGACGACGGTGGTCTGGTCCGCCGGATACGCCCCCGTCCGCGTCATCGCGTAGTCCGCCGGATGGCCGAAGCCCGGCAAACTCGATGGGTAAGCTTGCACGTCGTCACACACGATGATCGGCGCGGTTTTGCCGGACAGGTTTCCCACGCTCTCCGCGCCCAACACGTGCATCACCGCACCATTCGTGTACGTGCGGTGCAACCGGTTGCCCCCTAGATCTACGTTGTCGAATAGCAGTTCAGCCGTGATCGGATTCTGCTCAATCGCCGGTTTGATCTTGTCCTTGTACTGCGCGTTAGCCAGGTCCTGGTTCGCGGCCACGTACACCACGGGTGCCCGGCGGTGCTCGATCCCGTGCAATAAAACCGGCTTGGCCGCGCATTCGGTTTTGCCGAACGCCTGTGGTGCGGTCATCAATACCACCTTAGCCCACCGCGTATCCTCGATCGCGTCCATCACCGCCGATTGCAGCGGAAACGTTTCGGCCGACCACGGAACCGATTTCACCCCGTCCGGCACTAACGGCCCATCAACCACCCGCAGATGACGTTCAGCCCACGCCCGAACCGAAAGCGGCCGACGGCGACGGTGTCGCGAACGCACCTTTTCGGGAATCACTAATATGTCAGCAACCACGGTCATCCTTGACCACTCACAAATCTCAAATTCTTAAATCTAAATCATCTTCGTCATCTTCATAGATTCAATCATCTTGCCCGTGTTCAATTATTCGCTTTACCTTTCGCCGCTGTCGTTTATTCATGGCCCGCTTCACTCGCTTACCTAAGCCAGTGCGGTTTTTGAATACCGCCAGCACCCGCCGCCAGCCCGTCGTCCAACTCTGCTCGTCGTGACCCTTTGCCGCTTCACGACTTTTCATCACCCACCACCTTCACTCCTTTAGTCCGCGTCTTGCGGGCAATTCCCAGCCGCCTCGTCAGTTCCTCTACCACTGCCCGGCCACGTTGGGCAAACTCAACCCGCCTTTCCGGGGCTATTTCGATTGACGCGAACAATCCCCACAGCACGCCGACCAACTCGGCCGTGGACCGCTCTTTCAGCCGTTCGGTCACCGGCCGCCGGCCTCGTCGATGTTTTCGCCCACAGTCATGGCCCAACATCGGTTTCCTTACTGCGGTTTACCGAAAAACGAATCCACTACCTTATTGGCCCACGTCGTCAATGCTTTCTGGGCCTGACGAGCGGTTTTACGGGCCAGCTTCGGCCCCACCTCCTGTGGGGCCTGCAGCAGCGCCGCCCGAAACGCCCCGCACAACCGATCGATCTGCTGATCATGCTCTTCCCGGGTGATAACTCGCCCTGCCTCCAGCTCATTGCGCCGCTGGTTGCGCTGCGCTTTGGCCTTCTCGTTTTCCTTCTTCCAATGGTCGTACGAATCATGGCCGCCGTCATCATCTTTTCTTGCCAATCGCCGCGCGTTGGCTACCAGAAAGTCGTGTATGGACTCGACGACGGCCGGCAGGTTGACAAACGATTTTTTTCCTTCGCGCTCTCCATCGAACGGAATGCCATAGCGCCGCGCCTGTTCGTTGATAACCTTGACCTGCCGGCCCGACATTTTTACCCAGTAACTCTTGGGGATCCGTTCGTAATGTTCCCATCGCTGCTGCTCCTCGCGAATCGCCCGCACGCGGTCCAACGCCGCCTGCTCGCGCGTGGTCGGCTCCTGACCGGCCTGTTGTTTTTTTAGGGCCCGCTCAGCCAGCCGCAGGTCCGCCGCCTTGGCCACCGGACCGCGATTACCCATGGCCACGCAACTCCACGTAACCCCTTGTCCCACAAAGGGTTATAAAAGGAGGCACAAACCACTTGACACCACCAATTATCGCCACTAAACTAGAGGCCATGAAAGCACTCTCCATCCATCAACCCTGGGCCTGGGCAATCATGGCCGGCCGCAAAGCGGTCGAGAACCGATCCTGGCCCACCAAGTATCGCGGCGACCTACTCATCCACGCCGGCCGCAATCGAAGCACTCTTGCCCGAATTCATCTTCCGGGCCTTGACCCACCATCCAAGCTCGTCTTCGGCGGGCTCATCGGCGTCGTCACCCTCTCAGATTGTCTGCCCATTGCCCGCGCCCCGCGGCTGCCGTTCGCCGAAGGCCCCTGGTGTTGGATTCTCACCCACCCGCGACCCCTTTCTGAGCCGATCATGTTTCAAGGTCGCCTGTCGCTGTTTAACGTCCCCGATCACCTCGTAGCTGCATTTCTGCAAAAGGAAAGTCCCGCACCACTCGCTCATAATCCTCCGGATGCCCGCGGCGCAGTGCGCTGATAGCTCCCGGATGAAAATCCAACCCTCCCTGCTCTTTGCGACCCAGACCGTCAGGAACCTCAATGCCATGATCGGCTAGATACCCAACCACGTCATCTCGTCGCCAGCGCCGCAAAGGGAACACCCTGCGACTGTCGGGGTCATAACCCCCGCACTGTTTCATGATGACCGCCCGCGAAAAGGAATCATTTCGCCGCCAGCCGTAAGCGAGCCACTCAACGCCCGCCCTGGCCCGAAAATATGTTTCGACGTCCCGCATCGTAATTCGCGGGGCCTTATGCAATCCATCCCAGTGCGGCTGAAGAACCGCGTTTCGGTAACATCGGCTCAAATCAAAATGCGGAACCATCCATACCTTAACCCGATAGCGTTGCCAGACGTCATCCGCCCAGTTGCGGACTATCTTCAACCCCCGCACGCGATACATGTAAAAAGCTTCCACCCGCCCAAACATGCGGCAGCACAGATCGAGCACCACCAACGAATCCTTTCCAAAACTGACCGCAACGCCGATCGCCTCATGTGACGAGCGCACCAGGCGCAGCAAATTCATGGCGCTGCCCAGTTTGTCGTTCATCCACAAGCCCCCGATTTATGTGAGGCGGCCGATTTCACACGCCGGCCCTTTTTGTCCACGGAAGGCCTGGCACACAATCGCGGCCTGACGTCCACCATCGACGCCGCGATATAACGTTCATCATCAGGGAGGTTTAATCGTTGCAGCATCGCGTTTTTCTGAGTTCGATCATCAAACACAATAATCAAGTACCGTTCCGTGTCTCCTTTAGCTTCCACCGCGTTCTTGCCCCGTTTTCTTTCTTTGGCCACCCGCTCCATTTCGTCAACGTTTTTTTGTACCGCCTCCGGCGGCCCGCTAAACGTCAACTGTTCAGGCGTCTCCATCACCGACCGAAGGTCGTCACCACAAAAGCCGGGAATATCGATCTTGTCCAGATCACACTTCATTTCATCGATGGCCCGCTGCATCGCCTCGATGTCCCAGTCTGAAAGCTCGCCGGTGCGATTGTCCGCCATGGCAAACTTCCGGGCCTCACCCCCCACCAGCGGCGATCTCACCACCGCAATCGTCTTCCAGCGCAGCGCCTTGGCCGCGGCCAATGTGCCGTTGCCGGCCTGCACCACCCCATCTTTGCCCACCACGATCGGCTTGCGCTGCCCGAACCGCTTCAGGCTCGCCTTAATCGCCTCCAGGTTGCGCTCATCATGCCGCCGCGGGTTGTCGGGGTCGGGCTTTAACGTGCCAATGGCAACGTTTTCAACCTTCAACCTGGTCGGTTTCTTTGCCTTTTTCATTTTTCAAAACCCGTGCTCATATTCGTGCCCTCGGCTAATCCGCCCACTCGCCCACGTGGTGCGCGAACGACACATCTCCATAGCTTTTGCCACACTTGCGGGCCGTCCAAACCTCGTAACTGTTGGACTACTCACTTCAGACGGCGCTCGCGCTCTTCGCGTCAAGGATTACTTACCCCAAAAAATAATAGGACGCGCGCAAAAAAGCCGTTCAATAGTCGGGGCTTCGCCCC